GTGGAAACAATATTGGATGCTATCTATAAGGATTTAGATAACTTGAATGGGTAATATTATTTTCTATATGATATATAGGTGTGTGGGAATTCATTCTGATCATCAGATGGATTCTCAACCCTATCAACTTCTTTAAATCCCATGGATTCTAAATCTTCTTCACTGTAGAAAAATGAATCACCATCAAATTCTGAATGTACTTTAGTTAAGTATATATTATTAACATATTTAATGGATGAATTGTATATCTGAGAACCACCAATTATAAATATTTCTCTATTGATTGGTGATTTCTTTATAGCTTCTTCTACACTACCAACTACAATGGCTCCTGGAATTCCTATCTTACTTCTGGATATAACTATATTTAACCTATTCGGTAGTGGTTTCCCAATTGATTCGTAAGTTTTTCTTCCCATAATCACAGTATTATCACTCGTAATTTCTTTAAATCTTTTAAGATCATTTGGTAGTTTCCAAACTAATTTATTATCATTTCCTATGACGTTATTTTCTGATGATGCTACAATAATTGATATCATATTTTATAATTTATTTAGTATTAATTTAATATTATTAATCACATCTCTATATTTAGATGCGGTTTCGAAATTTTCGGATAAGACATTGGATCTCATTTCTGACTCCAATCTATCTACCTCTTTTTCCGTTGCTATAATTTCAATAATTATTTCAAAAATTGAATTGAATAAATATTCATCAAATTCTGAATGGTTAAGGTTACTTTTATCTAAGTAAAGAATCCATTTCTTTCCATTATTGTTAAATTCTGCTACTGATATAGACTCCAATAATATACTATAACAGACCTCTTGTTTATCACTACATAAATAGTAGGAATTACCAGTTCTTCCTTTATAGACAATATCCCCCCATCTAATTTTATCATACAATTCTTGTAAATAATAATTTATGTCCATATTCTATTTATTTATTTTATATTAAATAGTTTTAAATTTATTTGATAAAATTTTATCCATTTGATCTTTAATGTGATCTGGAATATCGAATAGACTTATTAGTTGCATATTATCAGATAGGTTTTTCTTTATTAAATTTATCTCTTGATATGAAGCTTTCTTATATTCACATATAAGGTCAGCTATATTATCATACAGATCTTCATCATTTAAATCTAAATCCCCGAACTCTTCCTGATACTTATCATATATCTTCTTAGATCCAGCTTCGCCAATCCCACGCATCTTGCCAGTACTTGTAGGTTTTTCATAAGAAGATTTTATGTTATCAGATTTATCACCAGATATTATCTTAGTAATCAATACTTCTTTATCATCTACTAAATGGGGATCTCTTCTCTCTATGAATCTTTTGAAGAAAGCTAGTGTTTCTGAATCAGTGGATAACTCGAATAAATCTACCTCGTTGGACTTTTCCATCAATTTCTGCATAAATAGTTCGTAGTTCTTGGGTAAGAATACCTTCTCACTATTGAACATTTCATTACTCATTATATTTATATACAATGGTGAGGTAGAAAACCTAACTAATTGTTTGATGTCATAATCATTTGATATTATGACATTGGCATAACCTTCTTTATTACTCTCCAAGACTATCTGTGATATCCAATCATCTCCCTCTATATATGTTTCTTCTAATAATGTTATGTTGGGTGGTAAATCGGATTTAAATTCTTTGTAAGCTGTATATACGAAATCCCAATCTATATCACTAGATTTAGATCTCTGAGCTTTGTATTCAGAATAAAGATTCTTTCTCCAAGAAGTTCCGCTATCGCTAACGAAGAATATATTATCGAAAAAGTGTAGGGATTTAAAGTTATTCACTGATTTTTCTAGTGATTCGTGTAATTCTCCAAAAAGAACATTGTATTTATGTAATGTGAAAACGTTTTTATTTAAAATATAATTTCCATCAATAATTAAGTTAATTTTCATTAATTATCTAATAATTTTTTAAAACGTTGTTCCCTTATATAAGATTTATAAGAAAAATTATCAGATATGTTAAAACTACTAATATTATTAGAAATTATTTTCACATATCGATCTATATTATTCTCATATAATTTAGGGTGATCTATATATTCCATAATAGGACATTTATCAAATGTTCTGAATGAGGGTTGTGGGAATGGTAATTTGTGATTACTACTTAATTCTATTTTTACCGATAATAACTTCTTATTATAGAAGAAGTTATTTCTATATAGGTTTATATTCACTACACTAATTGGTAGTGATCCCATCAACGTGTCTATCCATTCTGTTGATATATCACTAATATCTATTCGGTATCTATTTTTAAAAAACAACGTCATGTAAATTGTATTTATAATACAATAACTTGTTTATAAATATGATTAATTTACAATATATTCAACCCTTTTTATTTGATCATCTAAGTCAGTGAATACAATTTCAATAGAATTTAATTTCTTGAATTCAGTAGCTTCTCCCTTTATCTCATTTATTAGGACATCTTTTACGTAATTAACTTTAATACCAGGAGATTCACCAGTCATTCTTCTAATTCCTTCTTTTATCATATCTACACTCCAGTCAGAGTTGAAATCTATATCCAAGATAAACTTTTGGATAGTATCCTCTTTCATTGATTTCATATTCATATTTTATTATTATATTTTTTGAGTAAAATTTTATTTAATCTGTGTTCCCTATAATCTGACTTTATATTTTCAAATGAGATTACGTAATCGAAATCTAAATCAGATGTTATAGTAACAGACTTAACTAGATTTTCATTTAGTATAGATTTTGAGATATAGAATTTAGATATCATACCTTCATTAACTAATGATATAAGAATTTTATTTAATTCATCGAAGTTATCAAGACATGATAATCGATCCATTATTTCTTCTTTTACTTTTTTCTTATATGGGTCCAATTATTTAAATAAATTTGATTTGAAATTATATATTCAAATCAAATCCCTCCCATACATATCAATATATTGTTACTTCGGTATATGGATTCATAGAACAATTATTAAAGGCATTATTGAAATACACTGATCCATATGGTGATACTATGAAATATCCTGTATATACTAATATACCATTTTGATATATATTGAAGTTATACGATAATTGGTATTGTGTATTATTGACAATGGTGAAATTATTCACACATTCATTACATGAATCGTAAGTGAATATGAAATCCACGACATTCCCCCAACCATTAAAAACATCAACATTTACATATGCAATATCAGAATTTAAACAATCTTTTGTACATGATTGATTTGACAATAAGAAAGGTATTATCAATAAGTATAGAATTTTTCTCATATTTTATTTAAATTAATTTAAATTAATATTAATACTATTAAAAAAAATTAAAAATGTTTAAGTGACTTTGAATAAATCTACAAATACTGTCCAAATGTTCTTAACATCACTTATTTGAGAAACTACAAAATTCTTTTTCTCTTTACTTAAAGAGGTATAATTTTTAAATAGATCTCCCCTACCATCTCTAAGAACTTCAACATATATCATATACTGTAACTTACTAAGAATAGTATTTGATAGTATCTTATAACAATCATCAGCGTCTTGTTTATCCCAAACATCTCCATCGGATATTTGACAAGCGTATATATTCCAACCTTTTGAATATCTCTCGTTTAATATATCATCCATTAGTTTTAATGATGGTGATACCATAGTTCCACCACTCTCCCTACTTTCAAAGAATTCTTTCTCATCTACCTCTTTGGAGGTTGTAGTATGTCTAATATAGACTATATCAATGTTTTCATAATTCTTATTCAGAAACAAATATAATAATATAAAAAACCTCTTAGCTATATCCTTTTCATTTACACCCATTGATCCCGACACATCCATAATACAGAACATAACAGCACTTACAGTAGGAATTGGTTTAGCTTCAAAATTATTATATCTCAAATCAACATCATTCATATACGGAACTAACAATGCTAGGTTTTTATATTTCTCTATCTTTTCTAAGATAATAGATCTTTCTGATTCATCAACTATTCTTAGTAGTTCTTCTTCAAGTTCTTTAATCTTCCTATCATATAGAGCCTTCATAGTTAATCTACGAGCCAAACTTTGTTTATATGAGTTTATTACATTTAATCTAGATGGAATTCCCTCGGAGCTATACCCAGCCCTTTTATATTTAAACTCGGTCATATTTTGAAGTTCCCTTTTTATCATATCTGGTAATTCGAGATCTTTAAAGAAGTAATCCATGAACTCTTCTTTCGATATGGAAATGGTGAATTCGTCTTCACTTGGACTATCATCTTTACTACCCTTTTTACCACTTCCCTCTCCCTGACCATCTTGAGGCTTTTTAATTTTATCACCCTCTGTGAATTCCTTGTTACCTGGGTGGATATATTTCTTATCACCAGTTTTATTATCGTATTGGAATTGTGGTTCTTTGATTCCTTTTATAGGAATCTTAACCTTACCATTACCTTTAACAAAATCTTTTATCCCAGTTGAATCAACGACATCAGGTATAGCTTTTTTTATCTGATCCTCAACTCTTTTAACAAATCTTTGTTTATTTGGTAAAGACTTTTTTGATGGACTAGTTCTTCTATCTACAATTCTTCTATTACTCATATATTTAGACACATTTTTCTAATCTTTATATCTAAAATATTCACATCTGTTTATAAATAACTTTGTGATAATTATTATTATATGTATATTTACATCATGTTGGTAATTGTAACTAAATATAGAAAACTCACAGATGATGAACGGAAATTAGATAAAACTGGGTGGAATTATACTTACGATAAAGTATTAGATGTTATCGAGTTAAGTGAAGATCATCCATGTTACATGATAGTTTATGGTAGTAAAGTTAAATCATTTGTAGATGATCCCATTTATAAAATATATGGTGGTCATATATCATATTGGAACTTCGATTATCTTGAAGAAAAATCCAAGTCTTATACTGGTATTTTAGGATCTAGTAGAAATATCACTCAAGAAATGGTATCTGAATCTAAAATAATTATCCGAGAAAAGAGATTCAAGAAGTTATTTAAAGATTAAATTCTTCAACCTTTGGAAATCAACGTTGTAATAATTTATTAAAAGGTATTCATCACATAAGAAAGTGGCTTCCACTTTTGATTTACAATAAAATAGATTACTTTCTTTATATACACTATATATAAAAAAAATGGTGGAACAAATATTTTGATCCACCATCTTATAAAGAATTATACTTCTCTTTTTCTCACTCTAAGATACCATTCTACTAGTAGTCTTATTTGTAATTCAGTATATCCCCTTTCGGACATTCTATCAACAAATTTCTTATGTTTCTCTTCATCTTCCTTAGATTTAGATGAGAAGGAAATTATAGGTAATAGTTCCTCGGTTTTAGAGAATAATCTCTTTTCTATAACCGATCTCATTTTAGCATATTCATTCCATTTTGGTGCTACTCCATCATGTGATTTAGATCTTAAATAGAATTGGACTATATCATTTCTGAAATCTTTGGGATTAGCTATCCCAGCAGGTTTCTCAATTTTTGATAATTCTTCGTCTAAGATCTTCTTATCAAACTGCTCTCCAGTGTCTGGATCTCTATAATCCAAATCTTGAATCCAATGGTCAGCGTAAAGAACATATCTATCAAAAATATTTTGACCATATTCATCATAGGAATCAACGTATGCTTTTTGAATTTCTTCTGAGATAAATTCAGCGTATTTAGTAGATAGATCTTTAATTATATTCAAATACTCTTCCTCTTTCTCTTTATTAAACTGTTGTTTAATAATCTCTTTTTCTAAAACATATAGAAGATGTACTGGATTAGCAGCAACCTCTCTAGAATCATAGTTAAATACCTTAGATAAGACTTTGAAAGCGAATCTAGTAGATATTCCCGACATTCCTTCGGTTACTCCAGCTATATCTTTATATTCTTGTATTGACTTAGCTTTGGGATCTACGTCTTTAAGATCTTCACCATTATATATTCTCATTTTAGAAAAATTGTTAGAATGTTCTGTTGGAGCAATTCTTGTTAGAATGCTAAACTTAGATAACATCTCTAATGTTTGTGGAGCACATGGAGCTTCCGATAAAGAAGAACTTTTAAGAAGTTTATCATATATACTAACTTCTTCATTAATTCTTAATGAATAAGGAACTCTTACTACATAAATACGATCAAGGAAAGCTTCATTCTTATTATCATTCGAGAATGTTTCCCATTCTGATTCATTTGAATGGGCTAGTATAATTCCATTAAATGGAACTGATGATATGGATTCAGTTCCATTATAATTGCCCTCTTGAGTAGCGGTTAGTAATGGGTGTAATACTTTTATAGGAGCTTTAAACATCTCCACAAACTCCATTATACCTTGATTAGCTTTACAAAGAGATCCACTATAAGAATACGCATCCGCGTCATCCTGTGAATATTCAGCTAATTTACTAATATCAACCTTACCAACTAGAGTTGATATATCTTGGTTATTTTCATCACCAGGTTCAGTTTTAGAGATACCAATTTGTTTTTGTATATTCAGTTTTACTTTAACTACCTTGAACTTATTTATATCACCACCTAATTCATCTAATCTCTTAATCGCCCATGGACTCATACAAGCTGGAATGTATCTTTTAGCGATACCATACTCTTCTTCTAATTCCGATTTATATTCTGAAAATAGAGTTAATGGTGATTCGAATACTGGTGATAATTCACCACCACATTTCAAGACATAAACATGACTTTGTTCCATCAAAGATTTGATCCTCTCAGCCAATGAAGATTTACCACCACCAACTGGACCTAATAGGTATAATACTTGTTTCTTTTCCTCTAACCCTTGTGCGGCGTGTTTGAAGAAACTAACGATTTGATCTATAGTTTCCTCCATACCATAGAATTCTGAGAAAGCTGGGTACATTTTTATTGTTTTACCAAAGAAGATTCTGTTTAATCTATCATCTGTTTTGGTATCAACGAATTGTGGATCACCAATAGCTTCTAACATTCTTTCAGCTGGTGAAGCATATGCTTTAGGATCTTTTTTACACAACTCTAGATAATCTTGGATAGACATTTCATCTTCCAAGTCGGTGTGATTTTTTTTAATTTTATCAAATAATTTCATGTAGACTTTTATTTTTTATCTCTAAAATATGTATTTAATATATCGTCTTTTGTTTAATTATTTGGATCATTAATTAATTAATTTATGGAAATAAAAAACCCCCCTTGGTTTTATATTAAGGGGGGTTTTATTAATTTCGTTAATTAATAACGACTAATCTCTATATTTATCTACTTGTAAATAAGATAGTTTTAAAGGGGTTTCTCTACCGAATATTTTAACTATAACTTCCAATGTTTTCTTATCATGATCTATGCTAACAACTTCACCTGTAAAGTTATTGAATGGTCCATCGATAACTGTAATCTGCTCTCCAGCTATAAATGGGATTTCTGTGTCTCCACTTTCCACTTTTTCCATATTACCAATTATTCTCTCGATCTCGGATTGTTTTAAAGCGATTGGTTTATTGTTTCTATCTCCAGTGAATCCAATAACGTTCTTGGTATTTTTGATTATTCTCTCTACTTCACCTATTAATTCTAATTCCATAAATATATAACCAGGGAAAACTAATTTATCTCGGGAAAATTTCTTACCATTTCTTAGTTTGTATAATTTCTCAGTTGGTAGGACTACTTGACCGACCCATTTATCGATATTGTTGTCGTTTATTTCTCTTTCGACATTTTCTTTAGCTACTTTTTCTTTTCCAGCTACTGTTCTGATAGCATACCATTTGGTGTTTTTCTCTTTTATCATATTACTACTATTGTTTATCTAGTTTTTTAAAATATTTCATTTCATCCATTACATCTTCCTCATAAAATTTTAGTAAGAAATTTAAATCCTCTTGATCTATATCTAATCTTTCAATAAGATACTTATTATCTTTTTCTGATAAATTGTTGTCTATCTTTTCTTTTGGACTCTTTGACCAAAACCATTTCCAAAACCTAAAATCTATGTTACCATTCTTTATCTCACCTCCTAAAAATATAAACCATACGTCTAGAGCTAATGATTTATCTATGTTCTTTAGGTTTAATTTATTAGCGAATATGGTATATTTTTTTGACAATAATCTATTTATTATGAAAAAGTTATCTTCTTTATCCTTTAGAGATAATTTACGATAGTTAGATCTATCTTTAATTAAACAATTGATAACTTCTTTTAGATTACTCATATATAATATTATGGATTACTCATGAGTATATCATACTTTTCGTTATAAGTTTTAGTCTGTCTAGATAAAATCTTCCATTCAAAAACTCCATTCTTAACAAATGCTGTATTTTTAAAATACCTTAAATTCCCATTTATGTATTTTCTAACCTCAAATCTATATAATACAGGGACTTTTAAGATTCCATCAAATGGGTTTTTTGATTCCTCTTTAACATATCCTATGTGAATATTTATTAATTTAGTAAGGAATTCTCTATCTACTCTAGTGTTTTTAAATCTGTTGGAATCGTAAAAATTTTCTATATTGAAATCTCCTTTATATTTCACGAAACCTTTAATATTTAACCCGTTTTCTATCATTAATTCAATTTGATTTTTAATTATACTTTCTACAAATATAATAATTTAAAATCATATCTCAAAAATTTTTGGATGTCTCTATAATATTAGTAAATTAGAATTATTATGAAACAATACCCTAAATTAAATTATTGGACAGAATCCATTTTGGGTGAGAATATTTATGCCTTTGATAAGTTAGATGGTAGTAATATAAGATTTGAGTGGTCCCCTAAGAGGGGTTGGTATAAATTTGGAACTAGGAAAACTATGATAGATGAAAATCATTCTCAGTTCGGTAAGTCTATACCGATTTTTCTAGATAAATATGGTGATGAGTTAGATAAAATTTTCAGAACTGAGAAGATATATAAAAATTCTAGAACATTTACTGTTTTCGGGGAATATTTAGGTGAAAACTCATTTGCTGGATTACATGATGAGAATGATGAGATGGATGTTGTTATATTTGACATAGTTCAATTCCAAAAGGGGTTCATATCTCCCAAAGATTTTGTATCAAATTTCTCACATTTACACATTCCAGATTTAGTATATAAAGGGATTCTTGATGTTAATTTTATCAATAATGTTAAAGATAATGTCTATGGATTAAAGGAAGGTGTTATGGCTAAAGGTGTTCGTAAAACAAAGGGTAATGATATCGTTTGGATATCCAAAATAAAGACAAATGATTGGATTGATAGGTTGAGAGGGGAGTTTGGTGAAAACGCTGTTAGTGAAGATATGATATGATTTTATTTGAATATGAGAAGAGTTAAATTTAATGATAGTGAATTTGATAGGGTTGTAAATATTGGAGTTGGTATAATATCAGAATATTTAAGTTCTGTTAATATTTCTAGTTCTGTATTTATAGATGATAACAATATTTCCATTCGTAACGATATCGATAATTTGGAAATAATAAGATTCAATTTGGGTTATAAAACCATACTGATATTCCCATTTAGTGTTCCACATATCGAATTTAAAAATAGTTGGTCTTCTCATTTTGTGGAATTATATAACTTTGTTAATACCGAATTATTGATCTTAATTAGGGAAAAAAGACTATCAAATTTTTTAGATGAAAAGAGATAATAGAAATAAGAAAGAGATTTTAATTAGGGATCTTGATAGATGGTTCTTAAATCAAATGAAAGAACATATTAATTGTGATTATATTTTGAGTGTTTATCAATATGTAAATAAAGGAAATGTATCATATAAATTAAGATACTCTTCGATAAGATATGTGGAAGATGAAATTTGTGATTTCACTTATAGATCTTCTCGTCATTGTTTATGTGAATTCTGTAGACCTGATGGATACTATGATGATTATGAAGATATTAGAGATTTTTATATCAGACAGGAAAGGGAGGAAAGGTTTAAAACGTTGTTTGGTGAGACAAATAAATTAAAAAACTATTTCCCAACATCATTTAATCCCAAATCTTAGAAAGGTCAAGTTTCCCGACATCTAGTATTCTACCACTATCACTCTTCAAAGTATATTTATTGAATGGTGAAAAATTCTCCATTATATTCGATATAGTTTCCATCTCTTTATCACCCAATTCATCATTGAATATTGTTATTAGATTAACAATATCGTCATATGATAGATCTGTTCTATCACCAAGAAAATACATGAAATCGTATGACTTATCACTAAATTCTGATAATGTTCCTAATGAAGCACTCTCAGTTATAAATTTAGTTACTGATCCTTCAACTCCAATTGTCGGTAATTTAAATCTGAAATCATCAATAACAAACTCCTTTTTATCTCTATCATATTTATCCATAAGATCTTTATCTATATTAAAATAATTAAAGTGGTCGGAATCAAATGTTACGACATCATCTGTATGGATCATAATTATATCATTATTAGTTGTTAATTTTACGATTTCTAAAAATATAAAGACTATATCAATGGATGATATATCCTCGAACTTATATCCTTTAGTTAAGTGTATATTATTCTTTACTATCTTTTTTATCAACCATATAACACTTAGTGGGTCGTCCTTATAATTGTGTTTATAATAGATTATACCATCTACATCAGCTTTCTTTATTGAGATCTTGAATTCATCAGAATAAAAAAGACCTTGAGATGGTAATTTTTTCAAATTAAGCTCTGTTAATGATTTTCTGTTGAAAAGACCCTTTAGTAAGTTAGATAACATAGAATAAGTTTATTTTTAATATATATTAAAAGTTATATTTCCGTAGTAAAAGTTTTATATATACTAAAAGAAATAAAAAATATTTTTATAATTATGTTAAAATATACTGAATTCATCACTGAATCTAAGAAAGATGATTGTGTTGCCGAATTGAAGAAAATGCTTAAGAAAAAGCCTAAGATATCAGATAGAGGAAAACCATCTGATAAACACTATAATGATTATTCTAAAAGTTATCCAGATGTTAAAGGTATCTATCCATTATCTTCTATTAAGAAATACCTTAAAGATGCTGGTTTCACATCAGATAATGTAGATTCAGCTATTAATGTTTTACAGAACGATAAAGAATTTAAACTTAAATCTATTAAGGTTAAAGATTATTTATATGGTAATGAACTTGTACCTCATTTTTATGTTGATTTAACTTCTGATGAAGCTAAAGAAATTAAAAAAGATCTTGAGGCTAAATCTAAAGAGATGAACGCTGATAAAGTATCGAAAAGAAGTGAGTTAAAGAAATCTGCTGAGAAAAACACTAAAGGTGTTAAATCTAAAAAGAAATAAATTGTCTTTATGAGTGGTATTAAGAAATTTACTCAATATGCTATTGATGAGAACAAGATACATGATAGTTATATAGATCTATCTGACAAGATCTATTTCAAAGTGAATGATTTATTGAATTCACTTGGTTACGATATCGAAGAAGGTACTGATGTTCAAAATTATTTGATATCACTTTCTGAGGAAATGGCTAAGGTAGTTATAGATCCGAAAACGACTCCTCCTAAAAGTGGAACTCAATTAAAGATGGATATTTAAATATCAATAAACCCCTTTATAATCTATTATAAAGGGGTTTATTTATTATATTAATACTTAATTTTTTTTAAAATAATTTCGATATCCTTTTTTATTTCCACCAAGGATCGGATTTCCTTATCGATATAAACAAATGCTATATTCTTAGGTATCTCTATTCCTCTTATGGATTCCCTCATAAGTCTCTTGATTCTATTTCTATCAACCGCTCTCTTCCATGTTTTAATTGGAGCTGTAACTAAATATTTTAATGAATCACTATCTGAATATTTAATCAAAACGGATTTGCCAACAACAGTCTTACCTCTGAAAACAGAGTCTATTTCTTTTATAGATTTTATCGTATTTTTCATTCGTTTCTATTTATTATAAATTATTCAATCTCTTAAACATGGATTTTAGTTCTTCACGGGAGTGATTATTGATAAAATCATTATAATCTCCATTATTAGATTCAATTTCCATTTTAAAATTTAACATCATTTTACCCAATTCCTTACCAGATTCTAAATTAAATGATTCCATAATATATTTACCACCAAATTTATCACTGATAGATTTATCATATTCAACCTTATCAACTAACATTTGGTATTCTTCTTTGATATTAATATTAAAAAATCTACTTAAATTTTCTAAATATATTTCATTTTTCTCGTCATAAGTAATTATATTTTTATGACTCTCAATATATTTGAGAAATTCAATGAAAACTGGTCTTCTTTTATTTCTATTTTTATTAACAGAAGTTAAATTCTCCCATTGGAAGATATCATATGAGAAGTATTTTGATCCAATGATATAATCAAACATCTCAAATTGATCATTAAATCCTTCCTTATGTCTTTCGAAGTCTAGACCTAAAAATTCAAAAGCTTTTTTATTGTCTTTGGTTAAAGATAAGTATTTACTATATCCGTTATAAATCATTTTAATTTTCATACCATCGAATCCATACTTTAGGATAAAGTTATCCATATTACCATATGAATTAAATAACTTACCCATTAAGTTACCTAAATCTCCCCATTGAAAGAAGATGTTAGATGCTTCCCAGTTTTCTGGATCGGTCATGATTAAGTCAATTTGTAGATTTTTATAATCAAATGAATAAACGTTACCATTTCCGTTAATTTCTGATGGTTCTAACTCTTGAATTAGTTTGGGAATATTATCATATCCTTTATTTAGAATAAGAATATCCATATCACCAAAAGTTTCTTTGTTATGATAAGACATTACTAGACTAATATCAGTGTTGAATATTTCTTTAATTTTCGGGAGTAATTCTTCCGAAAGATTAAAGTATTCATCTTTATGATATCTTCTAGTCTTTTTGTCCTCTGGTAAATTTTTAAGTGATAATCCTCCCATCTTTATGTTTTTTAATTTCTAAAAACAAAGATAAGAATTTAAATTGGTTATTTATTAAAAATATCAATAATAATACTAATGAAAGTTTCTGATATTCTTTTAAACACATCAATACCTAGATCATCTTCAACAATATCCACTGATTCTTTAAGTAGAAAGGTTAGTCTTTTCACTTCTTCAAAGTCTCTTTTATCTAGAGCTTGATCGATAAGATCTCTAACTTCCCTATTACTTAGATTGGACTCATCAAAATCATTTGGTTTTGTATTAGGATATAGAGTTTCATCCTTATACTTTTTTTCTTTATATTCTTTTATCGTATTGAAAGAATGTATTAGTGCTAAACTAAGATATTTCTTGAAATCCTTATCTATCATCCCATCTTTGTATTTAATGAATCCCTCTTCAATTGATTTTACTATCTTATCACTATCGTTTTTTAACTTCTCTATACTTGATATTTGAGATTTCAGATCATCCATTATTTGGCTAATCATATTATCCAAATTCTTTTCAATTTCGATCCTTTTCATGAAAGCTCTACCAATTTGCATCCATACTATAACTTCTTTAAGAGCGTCCATCATTGACCTTAATTGTTCTTTATATGTACCATTGTCATAATCCTCTTCTGCTGATTCTAAAATGAATTGATTGAAATATTTAACATTCATTTTTCCTTCATTCATCATTTTATCAGATATAATATCTCTGACCATATTTAAATAATCTCTCTCGTTCTTCTTAGAGTCAAACCAATTATTACCAGTTGTGACTGGACGACTAGAACCTCTTTGTTTAAGTCTTTTTTCCATTTCCATTCTTACTTTTTCCAGTTCTTCAACTTTCATTTTCTTCAATACATCTGGTGTAAATTGGTCACCATCTTTGGGTGATTGGTCATTAGTTCTTTGTATGTGCGGCATAGGTTTAATTTAAAATATTTCTTTGATCGCTTGGATCTGTTTCGTGTTTTTCTGGATCGTATAATTCTACATAGTAGTCTAACCAAGACTCTCTCTCATCATTATATGTCATTTGAGCATCATCCTCATCTAAATCATCTTCTTCCATTATCTCTTCCATTGTTCTCAGACCATTTGACCCTTCGTAACTATCATATTCTTCAATGGATTTTTGGTAAGCTTCTCTCTCAGCATCTTCTTTACTTCCCTTCCATATCCCCATTTCAGTAGCTCCACCAAATCCACCCCCCAATCCAGCGAAAACTACCCATAAATCGTTAGTATCGGTATTAGAGTGATCTTCGAATAACATTATATATTTCATACACTTAAAATTATTTATAAGTTATATATTAATTTTGCACAATCGTAATTTTTAATTATATTAATTTAATGGATATGAGAGAAAGAGTATATGAAGTTATTAAAAAGAAATATTATTTTCTCAATGGGAATATTTTAAATCTAAAGAGTTCCGACTTGGAATTTAATAGAGATCGTTTCACGGAATTAAAAGATATTTGTACTACCATCGGTATAGATTTTGAATTAGTAAAGGAATATGATTCCTTGTTCAAAGTTATAGAATATGATGATGATAAGTGGTTTTTTTTATGTAATGTTGAAAATTTTTTAGATATCGTTATCCCTATTCTTAGAGATAAAAGGTTTTCTGTGATTTTGGATAAATAAAAAATGGGAGTTATTAACTCCCATTTTTTTTATCGTTTAAATTTATTTGACATATTACTCATAGATTTCATATATGATGATGGATTGAAATTACCCATTCCACTGTCGTCTTTTTGTTTCTTTTGATCCTTATTTTCCTCTTCTACGATATCATTTATTATTTTTATGACTTCTTCGAACATCCAAAATGGCCAGTTATCTATCGTACTATCCTGTAAATTATAGTGTTTATAAAGTTGAACTTTATTTCTTAATAAACTTTGTAAAGGAATTGTCATCAACGAAAATACCTGAGGCTCCGTTGGGAAACATCATGTCCGTGCGGACCTCCATACCACACGATGAGCAATTGCATTTTAGTTCTTTAATACCGAATTTCATTTTATCAACAGCTGCATTTAAGAATTGGAAAGATTCCATACTAAACCCTTGGAAGTCCTTTAGTTTTTTCTTAATACCATCAGATGAAATGTTATTTCTATCTGATAAAGTAAATGGTATTATCTTTAAGAAACTCATATTCAAAGAATTCTTCTCTTTATATTCCTTAACTATATGATCAGTAAATGATTTTTGAATACCAATATTAGGTGGTGAAACTTTAAATATATCATTCTTTATTGTTTCGAAGTAGAATACTTTCTCATCATTATCAAAGTATGGTTCTAAATCTGAATCCATATCCCAATAAACGAATGAGTTCCTACCCAATTCTACACTATTCTCTTCGCCACATGAACACTTAGATTTAACATATAGAGAGTTTCCTTTTTGGAAAGTTAGTTCTCTAATAAGAAATATTAGGTAAAATCTATCACCATCTTTAACATCCATATATGATCCCATAGACCCATCCGAATACTTAACTCTAACACAAGCTGATAACATATCATTCATCTTCTCAACAATATCAAAGAAGTTATTATCATCTACCATGGAATATGCTTGTATTTCCTTAACCATAGCAGGTCTTACCATAATACTTGTCCCATTTGGGTAAAACATTCCTAGTGGAAGATCTTTAGAATCGAAGTGAAAGTATTGAAAATCTGAAGCTCTTTCTGTAGCATCACTTTTTATGTTTTGTGAGAAAGCGTTTTCGTTGGTAGATTTCTTATTAACATCTGTTTCCTCTAAATATTTCTTTAAGAAGTCTTCGGAAGATTTTTCTGTATTATCTTTTTTATTCTCGTCTTTGTTATTCTCGTCTTTGTCCATTATTTAGTATAATTTTTTCCTATACGTATATATATCTAATCTATTATTCCCCTCACCTAAATAATATAAAAATAAAAAAGGATCTGAAAATTCAGATCCTTTTTTATTATTTTAATATTTGTTCATTTAGATATTCGTGATTGAGTGTTGGAGTAACACCGAAACCTGGTCAGGTATGATCATCTCACAAATCTCTTTAATTTGTGTGTTATGAATTTCTCCAGTTATTTCCTTTTCATTAAACTTCTTTAAATACTTCATTAATTTATTTAATTATTAGTTCCCTAAAATATTATCTGGAGTTATTTCAAAGTTATTATCAATAAATTCATCTGTCCAATAATCAGCTACAAACTTAGCTTCAACTGGTTCGATAATTGATGTATTTTGTGACCAATCAAGATTAATATCAGCAATACCCATTAGTTGAGCATTGTGATAAGTAACTCTTCTTATTACAAACCCTTTTTTATCGTGTTGATTAACAACAACAGTCCCCACTATATCTCTTTTATAACAAGTTGAACCATCTTGTGAGTTCCATACTTTATCGTACCAAGATCTTAATGTATTCCAAACAAAAACTGCTCCATCTTCATTAACATTAATGTTAAACTTAATATTAAATTCCATATGAGTTTTCTCTGGAAGAGTTAAGTATGCTCTTGTAGAGAACTTAAATCTTTGATCTACAGCACTGATATCTGGAGTTAATGGGAAATCGACATTAGTTGCGTTCTCCAATAACATTAGTGCGTCTCTACCCTCGTCTTGTAGTAATGAAGGTAACACGAATGTTATCTCAAATAACGAAGGGTACATTGGTTCGTAATTGACATTTGTACTTTGTAATTGTGTAAAGTGCGGTAAAGGCATATCTTTTAAATTATTTTTTCTTCTTAATTATATTTTATATATTATATATTAAAAATCAATTTATTCCAACCCAAATTCCCACTTCTTATTACCACTCCCCCATATTCTATATCCACCAACATCTTCGTACATTATTTCTTTTTCGGATTTATTAGGATCATATCCCATTTTCAATAAATTACTTTTTCTAAAATTATATCTATGGTTTCTTTTATCGTCTATAACCCAGTAGTAATTCAATTTCATTATCCCTTCTTTTAAATTAAATCCAAGGGTTTCATATAACCCACCATTTGAATATGAATTATCTGAATAAGATATTATTGATCTAAATTTATACTGGTTGATAAAGTATTTGAATAATTTAGATGCTCCGCCAATCACATTTGTATTTAATTTATTACAGAATCTAATTAGTTCAAAATCTACTTCATTTGGTGAATATCCCATAGATTGTCTTAACTTACCGAATGTCATAAGTGAAACTAATTCATCTTCGTAGTATAGACCTAACTTAATATTACTACCCACAAATCCTTGTATATGATTATTATTTAAGAACTCCCTAACTAATCTATTATCGGTAACTTCTTTCACTTCACACTTTCTAGCGTATATTCTATTAAAACTTTTATTCAACTTATTGAGTATCATAGATTTAATTATATCTCCTTTATGAACCCAATCATCTTCCCAAATATGAATTAATTGTATATCAATATCTGAACACATTTTAGTTTTTTTATAATGGTAATTCTTATCCTTGTTAATCTCAGAATGCCAATATAAACCATTAAATTCAAAAGCTAATTTCAAATCTGGTAGATAAATGTCTATTTCATATGGTGATATTAAAGACCTGATATTATTAATTATTTCGCCGCTATAGTTATTTGATATGAAACTTAATAATTGGATTTCTAAACCACTAGTACCCTTACTTATTGGGTTACATAGAGTACATATTTCAGTTATATTTCTAATAGTTCGATCATATAATAAACTATTATTTATCTCAAATATATTTTCACATTTATGACATCTAACCTTGGAGGTCAGTCTATTATTAACATCCATTCTATTTATAACTTCTATTAAATTATAATTTGGTGGTAGTTTCTCCAATATTTTTTTAGTATATAATTCGATTCTCTTTTCTAATGAAGATACTATTGTTTTATTATGAATATCATCCTTTTCCCATGGGTGACTAACTCCATATCTTTCTAATGACGTTTTTTTATAGTTAATCTTCCACTTATCAATATTTTCTTTAAATGATTCAATTCTCTTTTTCTGAGTTTCCTCTAATTGGGATATATTACTTACTGCATATTTATCATTAACTGTTTTTATTCTTTTATTTAATATTTCATTCTTATATTGATCTGTCCTATCATCATATATTTTTTTGATCTTATCTTTAACTTCTTTATTTAAAGAAGCGTGTTGAACTCCAAATTTACTAAGATTAGTTTCTACTTTTTTCTTTTTAATATTTGGGTCAGAACCGACACATTTTTTACAACAATATTTTATATAACCTATTGTTGAATTTTTAAATTTAACTGGATTTTTACATTTTTCATTTTCACACACTACTATATTAGGTATATTGTTTATTGTATGATATACCTTTTGCTTAAAGGGTAAGTCTATGTTATTGTCTATACAATATTTTAATATTAGATTATAATCTTCTGTGAAGTTAGAAGATACATATTTATCTGACGACATTTTACCAGACTTATTATTGTTGTTATACTCATTTATATATGACTGACTTAACATAGGTTTGGTTATTTTTACATATATATAAAATACACCACCTTGTTGTTATAAAAAAAGGGTTAGACTTTAAAATCTAACCCTTTTTTATTTTTTATAACATCAATTGTTTTAACCAATTATAGGAAACCTCCTGCGTTAATAGATCCGGTTTTCAAAATGGTAATATTATTAACTATAATACCCATACCTTTAACTGGTTCAACATAAGTATCAAGAACACCTATTTGGTTATCTATCAATTCTGTAGTATTATTCTCAGAATCTATTTTATTGAAGAAGTTATATAAACCATCTTGATTAACATATTTCTCACAAATAAGGTCAGCTCTAAGTTTAATTTCGGCTCTAACCTCTTTGGTATTGAACTGCCATTGGAAGTTTAGTAACATTGCTGCTAATTCTGTTTCCAATTCTATAAGAACTTCTCTAACGTGGATGAAAGATAATGCTGATCTAACAAATGTTTGAGCTGTATTTTCAGTTTCTATAACGAATCCTCTATTTCTCTTAGAAACGATTGGATTAACTTTCATCTCATTCAAGTTAGTTATATCATCACCAGTGAAATCCTTTTCAAGACCAGCAGTTCCAGTTATCTGTCCATTTGTAACACCAGCTACAATAGTCCATGGTTTAACATTAGTTCGAGTAGTATTGAACTTTCTCAAGTAAGCACTTGCTGCGAATGATGCTGGTGGGAAACTCAAAGGTCTGCCATTATCATTAACTGTTAAGTATGGTGTGAAGTAACCAACTGATGTAACACCTGGTCCCTCTGCTAGAGAGTAAAGGAAAGCTGGGTTGCTTTCTGGATCACCACCTAGTTTAATGAATTCAGTGCTTAAAACACCCTCATTATCCAAGAATGTTGGAGATGTTGAATTTTTAAATGCTTTCATACTTGGCATATTTATGAATCCAAAACAGTCTAATCTTTCTCCACAAATATCAACTAGTTGTTGTTTAGAGAATTCAGTAAGACCATTACCAAATGAATCTACTAAATATCTAAAGTTAAATGTATCTTTATTTGTTATAGCTTTAAACATATTGGTTGTATTACCAACAAGGTTCAAGATGTCATTTTGTCTTTCTTCTGTACCATCTGGTATAGAATCCTCTCTCACTCTAAATCCATTCAATTCGAATCCTTTGTAAGTAGTTACATAATCATCTATCTTAGTAAATCTTAACGTTTGTAAATCACCATTGAAATTAGATTTCTTAATAGCTGCATCACAAGTGATTTCAACTAAAGTGGTATCATTAGCGTATAGTTTCTTAGATAAAATTCTAGTAATATACTTAGGAACTTCACCAACTTCTAATAAAGACTCATCAATATCAGCCATTAAATAGTCACCCACTTTAACTTCTGTATATCTTGTTCCATTAACTAATACTTTATTAGGTACTTGAACATATCCAGATGGAGTTTCAATTTCAACTGTTTGTTGATAATTTGTTTTTTGTGAGATGATAGTCATTTCACTATTCTTTGTTAAATCAATTGGATTAGTTGATTGTAATAATTGATCCATGAAATTTGTTTGTAAAATTCCACTGTTATCAATATACATTCTAAGGTAAATTTTATTATTAGCGTCCCATACTTTATCAATATCGGTTAATACCTCCACTGATGTATTTTCATCTACTTCATAAGCATATATACCAGATCCTGTGTAACCTATAGCAGTAGCTTGGTTATTAGGATCAACAATTGTGAATATTCCAGTGTTAATTGTAGCATCTGGTATTAATATTCTATCATTAGTGTTAAACCCGATTGGTGTAGTTGGGTTAGTAAATACGATATAATCTGTTCCACTAAAATCTTCAAATGAAATATCATATGTGTCAGTTGTTAGGTTGGAATAGAAGAAATCACCAGTGTTTATTGCTCCATCTCTATATTTCTCATATAAAGATGAGTATTTAGCTGATACTCCCTCTGTAGAAGTAGCGTATTCATCTTTAGTAACTAAACTATCAGATGATAAAATGAATTCATCATCAGTAATGTAGAAACATACCCCAACATAAATTGGAGAACCTGTTCCTAATATATCTGTCAAATCAGCTTCGTCTAAATTAGTTACTAAAGTAAATGCTTTATTAACTGAGTTAGTTGATTGAATATCAATAATTGACATTGACTCCATTGATGATTTTATGTTATTATCAATTAACATAGTCATCTCATCTTTATTAGGTCCATTAAGATTAGTAATCAAATTATTAAACATTTTGATTCTTCTATAAACTTCATAATTAGAAGTATCTGGAACAGAAGCTGTGTTAAGGAATTCCCATGTTATGTTTCCACTACCATCAGCAGTAACTGTATAATCAACTGAATTTTGTAACTCCACGAATCCTGATAAATCCACAGTAACGTGAGTTATATCAATATTATTCAAGAAATTACCAGTCCCATCATTAACTACATCAAAATAAACGTAACCAAGTACTATATCTGTTGCCGCTACAATTGGATTATCAGAATTAACAATATTATTAACAATTTTAATTGTTCCCGTACTGTCTATAACTATCACAGAAGTAAATGTAGTTCCATTATTAACACCATCAGCTAAATCAATATAATTAGCTCCATCAATCGTGAAAGTGTGTGTTCCAGCTTCTAATAGAATTTTTTGACCACCAATTATACAATAAGCATCAGATCCAACTAAATACTCAACATCAAATGTTTGAACCGATGTAGTAAATGGTAATCCTGGAGATGGGGATGGTGATGGGTATGAAGTGTCTGACGTTAAAGCCGTTACATCATATACATATCCTTCTGAATTGAAAGCAGTTCTATTTAACCCTGGGGCACTTGGTGTTCCAGATTTATATAAATCCCCAAAAGAAAGTACATTACCTGCGGTATCTAATACTTTCTCAGCAAATGTGATTTTTTCAGAAATAACATCTTTATAAGATAGGAAATCTACCTCTTCGATACCAGACCCAGCTAAGTTATTACCGATTAAGTCGATAACTCCAGTTGGGAAATCATCTCCTTGTACTCTATCCATGTCATATGCACAAAACAATCCTGTCTTATCAGTATCTCTATTAATAACATTTTCAATGAAAATATCTGTTCCATTACCATCTCTAAAGTATGGTATTAATGATAATCCCTGGTAATATGATAATACAGTGTTAGCGGGATCATTAATAAAATTAAGAACCTCTGTTTTTCTAAGACCAGATGTATTAAAATATTGACCCCATCTTGAATCAACAGCTAATTGTTGGTAATTAGTCCAATCTCCAGATAAAACTACAACATCAAGCATATAATCAGAAACGTAATCTGTTGGATACACGAATAATGGAATTTCATCAGGGTTACCATACCATTTAATCATATCTACATCATATCCTCTTCTAGAAGATTTAAATGTGAATACAGTTATTGGTCTTTCACCCATATTAGTGAAATGTAATATTCTCTGATCACCATTAGCGTTTAACTTAGCCATATCAATGAATGACTCAGTATCCTTTTTCCAGAATCCACTTCTATCAAAGAAATTCTTATATGATCCGATTCTCTCAACATCATTAATATATTTTGTTGTTGTTGAAAATGATTGATACTCTAATGTATCAAGTGCATCATTAGTGATCAATAAATTGATCGCTACTACTGGATCAGATTCTAATAATTTGGTAATAGTTCTGTGGAAGAATGACCCTTTACGTTCCAATCTTCTATCAATTGGTCCATAAATAGCCTCTAAATCAGTTACTGAGTTAATCACAACTGGTGTATTAAATGGTCCTTTCTTAGCAAAACCTATAACTAAATTTTGAATACCTTGAACAGTAGGTGTCTCAATTACGGAGTTATCAAACTCTTTAATGTAGATACCTGGTCTCCCATAGCTTCCTATTTGTACTTCTGGCATATCGATAGTTTTGTTTTTTTATATAATTATATATTAAATGAGAAAAATAATATTTTTCTAGTTTTCTCTTTTTGTTACTATGGTATATATAAAATATAATCTATAAATTTTGTTTATTTACGTAACTTGACTACCTTTGTGACAATTAATTAATTTTAAAATATAGATATGAGCGACAAGAATAAAAAGAATGTAGATTCACCAGTTAAGAATAAATTATCACCCGGATTTAATACCGATGTATATTCAAAACTGGATAGATTATTATTTAATAAGAATGTTGAACATTATGTGACTGTCGATGATATCTATATTAAAACAGCATTCACATCTTTTTTAAATGATTTTAATCTAAAAAATAGAGGTGGTGATGGGAATTATATATTCATATCCTTAGAACAAGGATTCTATAAATTCGTAGGTGATGATCCAAAAGTTAGAGTTTATGAACTACCCACTGAGTGGGATGTTATCAGAATGAAAATCGAATCATACTTAGAGAATAATCCAATAGAAAAGGTTGATGTT